CTACTTTCGGTTCCTTTTCCATGTCTAATCAAGTTTAAAAGAAGCCATCCTGAACAAAGAAAGCGGCAGTCGCGGCCTTATACCAACAACTACCGCCATCCTTGATTAGAATGGATAAATCATTAGTCTCCAATCTCGAAGATACCCATAGCGTCTGCATCGCCACCTGCTGAGGTGGAACCTGTCAGCGAGATGCCGATTGGCTTTGCGCTGTTGGCCTCGTCGAACACGATGGTAGCAGACAGCTTTGCTGCCTTGATACCGAATGCCTTGTTGCCCTCGTCGTTGAAGGCCACGATACCGAGGTTCACGGCCAGAGAGGTCTCTGCGAAGATGAAGCCGCTCACCTTTGCGCCGATTCCTGATGCAGAAGTTGCATCGGTAACGGTGAAACCGAAAAGCTCAAGCAGGCTCTTCGTGATGCTCGGTACAAAGAGGTTCACTGATGTCTCACCAGGAGTGGTGCGACTTGTCCAGTCGGCTGTAAGACCGTGGATCTTGTAGTGCTCGATACTTGGCTCACCACCTGTATAGGTGAAACCGCCATCCTCTGCAACAGGGATTTCAACAAGTGCAGTACCGTCAGCAAGCGTGAAGCCTGCACCGAATCCGCCCTTGACAACCTTGAGTGCGCTAATGCCAACGAATTTGTTGGTCTCTGATGCTGCAATTTTTGCCATAATTCTCTGATATTTAAAAGTTAATACTATTTCGTGTGGATATCGAATGTGACCGTGGCAATCTGGTAGCCGTATTCGTCCATTCCAGTCGCAAGGACTATGGGATTGACGGCTGCGATGAACTCACCCTTGACAGGGAACAGGTCTGTAACCTCGTCCACGAAGTCGGAAAGGGCATTGATGTTGTACGTCCTGTTCTTCTTCGCCTTGGAGATAAGATAGAAGACGCCTGATGTAGTCAGATGGAACTTATGGTTCCCGACGGCTATGTCCTCGATGTTCACGGGAATCTCGATGACGATGTACTTCTTCATCGTATCAATGTCGGCCTCCTTGATGTCAGGCCTCCCGCCAGTGAAGATATACTTACGCTCGACGATGCCGTCCACGGCATTCACGAGGTCATCGTACATCCTTGCTATCGTTGACTTTGCCATATCTATGCTGCTTTCATCGGTTTGAACGACTTGAGGAATTCCTTCCTTGCGTTATTCTTCGTCTTCAGGTAACCTGTAGTACCTCTCTCCATCTCAACCCACTCCGCATATTCAACAGTGTAGGCAACCGTAACGCAATAACCCTTCTGTATGTCGGGCGTGTTCGTGTTGATGAACGTCTGGACGTCCTCGTCTGCGAATCCCCTGTTCGTCGGAACGGTCGCACGGTAGCGGGAACTGGTCATGCTGTAGTCGTTGCTGTAAACATACATCTTCTTCCTTGCCGACATCTTCCTGAACTTAGGCTTCTGTACCTGACCCTGCTCGCCTGCCGACCATATATCGGCTATCTCGCCGTCCTGATACAGAATGACAACAATGGAGTTGATGAGGTTACCGGTGTAGTCATGACCTTGGCTATGGCTCAGCCTGAGCCTGTTCCGTATGGCATCCACGAGGATATTCTGGCAGATAAGGCTGAGCTGCTTTATGATCTCATTGTGCATCTCAGTCCCGAAGTTCCTGAACGCCTGCTCTATCATCTTCTTGTTAATGTCTGCCATATTTCCAAACCAGATGTGTTCCTCCGAAATTAGCCGGGTTCACGTCAACGACACGTCCGCTCTCCTTATGGGTTCCCCTGTCAACCTCAACCTCGTCTCCCTCACGCGGTACGATTCCAAGTAAAGTCCACCCTTCTCTGTCTATGGGCAAGGCGAGACCACGGAAAGAGTTCAGTACGTCTCCCTTGTCTGATACGGTGTTCTTGTCGTACACCCTGCACTCACCTTCGTAGATGACGCTGAACCCGCTCTCATCGAGCATCGGGTCCTCGTCGATTGCACGGGTTATCCTGCATGTGTGTGGGAATCTCGGATTGTTGACGGGCATGGCATTATTTCTTAATACGCGGATACGGGAAACCATGGCCTACAAGTCCCCAGCGTGACGTGCTTATTGTCTCCAAGCCGTACTCCTCGAAAATCTTGTTGGCCTTGTTCAGATAGTCCCTGAGAACGGACGCAGACATCCTGTAGCTGCCCTCGGTATGCTCCCAGTCCGCACTCTTGTCGGACACGTTCTGGGATGATGAAGAGTATCCTGCCACAGTGGCATAAAGCCATGCAAGGGTCAAGTCCTGCTGACGCTTACTCAACAGACTGATATCGGTGTCGAACTGGGTGTCCTTGTCAATATCGCCCTCCTTGTAGGTGAGGGCATCAGCCTTGAAAAGGCACATCTTCATGGTACTGTCGGAAACAGGGATGTTACCAACAGCACCAGTCAGATATTCCTTGACCGTCAGAACCATCTTTGCACTGCCTTCTGCCATGTCAATTCACTTTTTAGCTCTCCTTCCAGACGGTTACGATACCGTAGTCCTGTACGTTGTTGAACACAGGGCCTGCATACAGCTCGCAGTCGATGATGTTGGTCATCGGTCTGTCCTGCCATACGTTCTGAACGGCGATGCGGTTCTCAACGAACGATGTGCGTACAGAATCATTGTGCGCACCGGCAGCGGCACGGTCTTTCAGGATAGAGTTCATGCACTTCATCTCGAACGGACGATAGGCACGGCTTACGGCAGCCATGTTATGCTCGTCGAATGCGGGTGCATCGTTTACGGGCTTTCCGTCCTCCTCGTGACGAGACTTCCAGTCGATGACATCGAACGGCCAGATCTGAAGCTCAGTGTGCATCCATGACAGAATCTCAGAACGAACAACCTTGATACGAGGATCGTGATTGATGGTCGTTGTGCCGTCCTCAATCTTGATGTTCATATAGTTGTTGCCGTACTTAGATGCGAGGAAGGCAGTCTTCACTGCGGGGTGCAGAAGAATCTTGTCGAGCAGGCTCTTCGACATCTTCCAGTGGTCGACACCAAGGTTGAGTGTCTCGGTGTAGTACTTCTGGAATGTCAGGAAGTCCTCAATCGGGTCTGCATCCTCGTTGGCTGTGCCGTCGGCATTGAACCACTCCTTGCCCAGGTCGGGAGCAACGAAGTTCTCCTCAGGAATCTGGAACTTGAAGTCGTACTTGTAGCCGTCGACTGCAACGTCGTGGATCTCACCTGTAGACATGGCCTGAAGGGTCATGTAGGTAAGCTCGTTGTGGATACCGCCAAGCATGTTGCTTGAGTTCTGGATGAAGCAGTCAACCATTGCCTCGCCGAATGTCATGTCGTTGAGCTTTGCAACCTTGCGGAGCTCAATCATGTCATCCTGTGTGATTGAGAAGCCGTGACCGATCTGCGGCAGTGTTCCGCCGTAGATGTTCCATCCCTGAGTGCTGCGCTGCGGCTTCTCAGACTGAGTACC